ATACCAATGCCGCCTGGAACATCGCCGGAGGTGGGGCCGTTGTAAACCGGCCTGTATCGGGGGCTGATGTATCGTCCATGGGTCACCCGAAAGCTGCCTGCTTTAGCTGGCAGTAGTTTACTTGCCGCCAGCTTGACAGCGAGGGTGTTGAGCAGCACGTGGATGGCTACTACGGCGGCGATGTGGACGTCCCTCTTCATCGTCCGGGCTCCATGACCTTGACGAGCTTCATGCCCTTTCCATCCTTCTCGGCCAGGATGATGGTCCCGTGACGGATCTCGAATGTGGTTCCATCTGCCAGGGTCTTGTTCCTGTCGTCCTCCTCCGTGAACGGGATGTAGGTGACCAGCTCGAAGCTGTCTCTCTTGAGCATCACGACCTTGGCGGCTCCGACCCTGCCCTCGATGCCCTCTTGGGCCTTCCACATGCCGGCGACGTTGCAGAACTCACAGTAGTTGCCCTCGGGGGCAACCAGGCGGGGTCCTGTGTACTCGGGGGCCCCAGCGACCCCCTGGGACTTGATTAGGATCTCTCCGGTCTCCACGCCGCAGGCGGAGCAGGCGGACATGGCCACCGACCCGACGCGGGCAAGATCGAAGTTATTCGTTGTTCTCGGCATCCTTCTCCTCCTCCTCCTCCTCGTGCCATCCACAGTGCTGGCACCATTTACCATTCATTGGGTGTAGCCCTCCCCAGCGGGGGGGCTTGCAGGTCTCGGGTGTGGGGCGCTCGGCCTCGACCTCCCACCAGTTGCCATCGCTCGACGACGGGGGGTTGTCAATGAGGTCCAGGTCCGGCTCGTAGTCCGGGTAGTGCTTCCGGATGTAGACTACGGCACAGTGGTTGTCCGGTGTGGCCAGAGCCCTGGCCTCTGCATAGATCTTGTCCATGATCAGCTTGACCCGGTCCTCCTCCAGCTGCTGCGCCTTAGCAGCGAGCTCGGGGTCGGAGTCGATGATCCACTGGTCGACTTTGCGCACGCGTGTGGCCGACTCATCGGTGGTGAATGTTCTCAGCGAGTGCGATGGAACCCCGTGCTTCTCAGACCAGAAGAACGAGGCCCGGTCACGTCCATACTCCCCGATCATGCTCGGGTGCAGGTAGTGGGTGCGGTGGTGAGAGAACCTGCTTCGGATCCACGCCTGGACGCGGGGGTGTTCCAGAGGGAGCGGCTTCCACAGCAGGTCCATCAGGGGGGCCCTGTCGTCCAGGTAGTTGCCCACAGAGGAGATAGCTCTCCCACGGATGACCGCGGTGGTGACGCCGTCCCTTCCGGGGGAGTTGCCTGCCTGGGTGGACACGTTCTGGATGAAGTAGGTGGGGTACCCCGGCGGGTCTCCGAAGCATCCGGAGCCCATGCTCCTATCCAGCCTGTAGGAGGGGGGGATGTTGGCCGCGGGGAGCTTCATCAGCTCGTCGTGGTTGAGGGTGCTGTAGTCCATCAGGGGCGCCTCCTCTTTGGTCGGACCAGGATCTTCTGCGCGTGGCTCAGTTCGTAACTCACGCTGTTATTGTGGACCAGGTAGACCCCCCACCCGATCATCAGCTTCTTCTCGACCCCCTTGATCCAGTAGCGGACGTGCTCCTCCCGTTTCGTTATCAGGATGGACCACTCTGTCGGGTCGAGCCTAAAGGCCTCGAGGAGCTTTCTCTCCTCCGACTTGAGTAGGTGAGGTGTAGATTCACCAGGGCAGAGTGAGATCAGGCGCCGAGTCCATGATCCCTTGCTTGGCCAGATCGGCTTGAGGCCCCACTTCTCCCTGTGAGCGTTCTTGATGTCGAGTGGCACCTTCTTGGTGCCGATGATGGGGACGTCGTACTGGTGCCTGTAGTCCTCAAAGAACTCCAGGCTGTAATCGGTCTTGAAGTTGTTCGCTGGGCTCATGCCAGTAAAGTCCAGCACCGGCCAGAGGGCCCGGCGGCCCATCTCCGACCAGTACATACCGGTGTCGAGGTCGATGCGAAAGAGGAGCTGTCTCATCGGCCCATTCTCTTGCAGAGAATGTAGTCACGCCACCGGTTGGCAGCGAGCTCAGTGTGGAAGCGGGCCCAGTCGTTCCCATCGACGAAGGCGTGGAAGGGGAGGTCATCACCGGTCTCGATCTTCTTGACCTCGATCACGGGCTCCACGTAGTCCTGGTGCCTGTAGACCTGGTTTCCATCCACGATGAGGCGGAGGATGTTGTCGTCGAGGATGGCAACTCCACCAGTGCTGTTCCTCCTTGGAAGAAGCAGAGGAACCTTGAGGTGCCCTGTGGACCTTCCGACCCACCCACAAATGTCGTTCTCTTCTATCCAGTCCTTTCCAGTGCTCTTGTATCCGAGGCGGAAGAGGATCTTCCTCTTGCGGATGCGGGCGTCCTCGAGCTCCTTGATGACCCTGCTCGGGGTGTTGTCGTGGTAGGTGGTGCCGTTGACGACTTGGCTCATGTGTGCACGCTCCATTCCCTCGATGAGGGGTGGTAGATGAGTCCCCCGTCGATGATGTTCCTCCACTCCCTACCCATCCACTCCCTGATGGCAAAGGAGAAGGAGTGCTCTGCGTGGTCGAATCCGATGACACAGTTGACCTGCCCGCGGTGCTGTGCATACCCAGCCAGGTAACGGAGTTGGTCCCGCAGGTTTTCCCACAGTCCCTCGTTCTTGGCGAAGTTGATGGTCGGGCCAAGCCTCTTTCTTGCTCCGCTGAGAAGAGTGAGGCGCTCAGTGATGAGATTGGACAGCTCTGGTCCGATGAAGGTCATGATGTTACCCCTCGTTGCGGAAAGGACGTTGATATACCCGAGGTACTGGCTGTAGGGCCCAGTCTTGAGAATCATGGGTGGTGCTGTGTCCCATTGGCGGCTCTTTAGCTCACCGTTAGGTCCTGGGTAAAGGTAGGTGTAGGTGTTTGGGTCGAGGGCGAACCCAGACTCACCATGTGCGAGGTCAGCGGAGCGCATGGCGACCACAGCCTTGTGGATGGCGCGGATGCGCCTGTCCGGGATCTCCACGGCCATAGCCGTAGGAGAATCGGGTGGGTCCGACGGACGCGGGCCCCTGTTGAAGACCACTCTCATACTATTGTGTTCCTCCGTAAAGGCTGTGCCCCTAGATGGGGGGCGGGTTGAAGAATCACTCTTGCATGATTCTTATAGCGTAGTCGTGTAGGAGATTGCGCGTGGATTTTTGTCTAGGTCCAAGAGCAGGGGCCATGGTTTCCGGCCGGCCCAGGGGCCGTCGGTGGGGGAGCAGGTGACAGGGTCCACATCAGTGATGCGGTAGATATCCCACCCCTGGGTAGCCTTCTCGGTCTCTTCGATGAGCCGGAAGGTCTGCTTGGTCCCGGAGTAGAACTTCTCAGGGACGCCGTCTCCGTCGATGTCCTTGCGGGGGTAGTACCCGTCCGCCGCCCACCGGTAGAGTCCAGGCTTCAGCGGGTGCCCTGGGTTGTGGGGGTCCTCGAGCCACAGACCGTCACCTCCGACCTTGAGCACCGAGATGACGTGGTGATCCATCTCGACCATGTTGATCTTGTTGAGCCACTCCCACCGCTCGTACAGGACGTTGAAGGGGATCTTCTCAAGCTTCCGCTTCCCATGGACCTCGCAGTACTCGGCGAAGCCCGGGATGACGGAGTTCTTGTAGACCTCGTCGTGGTCGAAGTTGGCAATCTGGTACGCCGACCGACCGATGCGGAAGTTGTAGTCCTCGTTGGCGCAGAGGATGACACCCAGCTGCATGCTCCACCACGGGGAGCAGGTCCCTCCATGCGGTGCCTGGGCCAGATCCACACCAGGGACGATGCGCCCGACCTTCGGGACAATGAAGACCTTCTTCTCGTCGAACTCCTTTGAATCGAAGAGGTATGGGTTGATCCACCCTCCGTACCGGCAGCCCTGCCCCCCGTCGGCGTTCTGGCCCAGAGCGATGAATCCGGACATGCGCATGTCGAAGTTGTTGCGGGGCATTCCGTACGGGAGCGACCCGACCTCGGCAAATGTGTCGATGGCGACGGTAGGGATCTCGTGGTACGACTCCTCGAGGACGGAGTCGAGCTTCGTCATGGTTTCGCCGTAGTCGTCTCCGACACCGACCAGGCCGTCGATCCTCAGACCATACTTGCGCTGGAACTCCTGCACAGCTCGGTCTGTGACCTCGAAGAATTTCCCATCGACAATACCGGCGTGGAATCCGGCTCTGTTCAGCTTGATCTGGAGATCTTTGACTTCGTCGTGAATGACACCGTACTTGAGTATCATGGCCCCTCCTGTCGATTTCTTGACGACCCGCATCCAAAAGGTATCATGGGGTCATGTGAAACGCAAAGCGGCGTTTCAGGAGGCAGGATGCTGCAAGTGCTCGACCAGTATGACGACGGTGGGAGGCTCCTCCGGGAGTCTGACTCGGGTCTGGCCAAGATTGCGTCCAAGAAGAAGGGCGTCTCGGTCGACAAGGACAACCGCACCAAGTTCCCTGATGAGGAGTTTGCTCTCCTGCGCACGAAGAAGGGGAAGGTGGTCGGGCGGTTCTACCCGCTTGTGGACCTTGCAAACTCCCTGGTGTCCTACTGCTACTTTCTCCAGACGGGAAAAATCCTGGAGCCCAAGGTTCGGGAGCGTGTAAAGAACGCCATCCTCGGCGCACTCCGCGGTCACGGCATGCCCATCCCTGAGCAGCCGGAGACCCTGGAGAAGACAGCCTCTGCGGAGTTCGACTTCCCTGATGTGGTGGAGGAGACGAACGAGCGAGTGTGGTCCATCGAGGTCCGTGGCGTTCCTGTGACGTACACCGATCGGGAGCAGCTGGAGAAGCTCGCATCCTCCCTGAATGGGAAGCTGCCGAGTCTCAAGCCAGTGGAGCGGAGAAGCATTGCCCTCCAGCTCGTGGTCGCCGGACTCGAGGATCTCCCAGACGGCCTGGCAAAGTATGCCTCGATGAATGAGAGCCCGAGCCGTGGATACAACTACGAGCGGCGCAGGAAGATTCTCAAGGCGCACAGGCCCGACGCCATGCGTACGCTGGACGACATCGAGTCCATCGAGGATCTTGAGAAGCAGGCGGCGCTGCTTGATCAGTTCGACAGCACAGTGCACATGCGCGGCACACCCGATGCCTTCCTCTCCATCTTCGGGGAGAGACCGGCGCAGAAGAAGGAATTGTTCTCCGACGAGGCGTTGGAGAAGGTGGCTTCCATCATGGGGCCACAAGTTGGTCGGCTGGTGAAGTCCGGCAAGGTAGGCCTGCTCAACACGGAGCAGCGACGAGTTCTCTCTGAGATCACAGCTAAGGAGGCGTGAGGACTATGGCCGTCAGCAAAAACTTCGGTGAGTACACCTCTCGGATCAAGGACATGCGAGGATGGTTCACCTCCCGACTTGATCAGTTCACGGACTTTCTGAACCAGGCCTTCGTGAACATGGAGGGAGGCCTCAAGCGGAACTCCATCTTCTACGCCATGACCGGGGACGACTTGGGCACCGACCAGTACGTCCAGGTGGACGCGGTCGCCGACCACTTCGCAGAGGTCGCCGGGTACCAGATGAACTACGGCCTGGGGAGCTGGCTCTTCAATTCCTCCGGCGGGGTGAACTCGGTCAGGCTCTGGGCCCTCGGAGGTCTCACAGCACGTGAGTACACCCTGGCCCTGGTAGCCAACAGCGGGCCGACGTGGGCATTCACCCTCGTGGGGAACGTCCTCACCATCCTGGTGCCCAGCGACAACTCCGGGACCGTTTCGAACCTGAAGGCGGCCCTCGGAGCACACGCAACCATGGGTGGAAACATCGCTGTGGACTCCGCCGCCAACGACGCGTGGGGCATCACCACCGCTCACGTGGAGGCGGCCCAGGACATCACGGCCCCGGCCAACTGGGGAACCGGAATCACCGTGATGTCGGTCCTCCAGGAACTCGTCATCTACGAGCTCTCGTCGACTGCGATGACCCTTCTGCTGCTGGCGGACGTGTTCAGCACATCCCTGGACAACGTCATGCCCTGCACGCTCGAGTTTGAGATCTGGCAGGACGGGTACCTGCACAAGGTCAGCCACGGTGCCAGGCTCGCCTCCGCTGAGTAGCGATGGCATGCAGCTCACTGATCCGACGCTGCACCCAGTCTTCATTGTGTACTTGCTGGACAAGCAGGAGCCCGACTGGGTGAGCCTTGGCCCGAGTGAGCTGCGTCGTCGAATCGGCTCTGTCTCCAGTGAGAATTGGAACAAGATCCAGGCCGCCAAGACAGCGCTGGCATGCAGTGCCCCGTTCGATGATTTCAGAATGTTCTCACATGTGGTACGTGCGCTGAATGGAACCACCGTAGACTTCACCACCCTTCCTCCACCAGGAGTTCTGGAGCTTGTAGGTGGGGCCCAGATGCTCCACCTCCTTGGCACGACGCAGCAGGAGGGGAAGGAATTTGCTGAGGAGATCTACCAGTACTCTGGTGCAGTGTCGGACTTCCACGCAGCCGGTCCTCTACCAGAGCCGTTGAAAAAGTCCGGCCGGTATGTAAAGGTGCCTGTGCAGGACCCTGGAGTGGCAGAGGCGGCCAATGAGTACATTGGGAGCCTGAACGCCCTCCTGATGCAGCAGTTGGGGCAGTAGGTGGAGCAAAAAGGAAGGATGAAGGCCCTGCCGCAGAGGCAGGTCCCATCGAAGATCAGGTCTCTCCAGAAGTCACGTCTGGACCTGGCAAAGCCACCGTCCCCCTTCCTTGACTATGCCAGCACGGTCATTCCGAACAACCTCCACGATGTGTGGAGGTGGTGTGCTTACTTCGCCATCTCCAACCCTCTCATCAATGCAGCCATCGTCCGGAAGTCGATCTACCCGGTCACTGGGTTCAACCTGCGCGGGTACCTGAACGACTCCGAGATCGACCGCTGGGAGACTTTGCTGAAGGACGGGCTGAACGTCCAGTCCTTCAGAGTTCAGGCGAACCTCGACACGTACGTTTATGGGCACTTTGCCTTCTCGGTGCTTCAGCCCTTTGACAAGTACCTCATCTGCAAGAAATGCGGACGGCACTACCTGGCGAAGATCACGAAGTTCCGAATCGACCCGTGGACCAAGACGTTCAAGGTCAAGTGCCCCGAGTGCAAGGGGCATCAAAAAGCCAAGGTTGTCGACATCTACATCAAGGATCCAGAGCGCATCATCCTGCGCCGGTGGGACCCGTACGAGCTCTCCGTCACGAAGTACGGGATGGGTGACGAGCGCACCTACGAGATCGACTTCTCCACCGAGTTCAAGAACAAGATCAAGCTCGGAAAGCGGAAGGACATCTCTGCCACTCCGCAGGAGTTCGTCGAGGCCATTCTCTACAACAAGAAGATGGAGTTGTTTGGGAGCCAGGTTTTCATCATCGAGGAGACAGCACTCACACCGTCCAACTTCTCCAAGTCCATCCAGACAAAGGAGGGCTGGTCGTGGCCCACCCTTGCGAACGTGCTCCCGGATGCGTTCCACCTGAAGATCGTGCTGAAGGGTGAGGAAGCCCTCATCATGACGCAGCTCATTCCGTTCAGAATGGTGACTCCCGCAGCATCCGGATCCACCGCCCATGACCCGGCCCTCGCCGGAATGTCGGAGAAGTGGACCAAGAAGATGCAGGAGATGATTGAGTCATGGGAGCAGGACCCAGCCTCGGTTGCCTTGTCCCCGGTCCCATCGCAGCTTCTTCAGTTTGGCGATCCAACAAGGCTGATGATCCCTGACCAGGAGATGCGCCTCCTCATGGAGCGTATCCTCATTGGAACGAGGACGCCCCCAGAGTTCGTTTGGGGGGGAAGGTCATGGTCTGGGGCTGCCCACTCTCTCAGGGCGCTGGAGAACGAGTTTGCTGCCTTGATGGGTCAGCACAAGAAGCTCATCTGGTTCGTGATGAAGAAGGTCGCCGCTATCTTGGGGTGGCGTATGCCACAGGAGCTCTACCTCCAGCCCATCATGTCTGGCGACGAGCCACAGAAGCTCTCCATCCTCGGGCAGATGGCACAGAATGGTGGGCTGGACTTCCAGACCCTGCACGAGCGTCTCGGGCTTGATTCTGACGCGGTCAACGAGCGCATCAAGAAGGAGCAGGAGCGCCGCATCAGGGATCAGGCGAGCCTACAGCGTCTTCAGCAGGAGCTTGGTCTCGGTCCTCCGCCTGGTGGCCCACAAGCAGATCCTGGTGGGCCTCAGCCTCCCGGTCAGGGAGGACCTCCTGGCCAGGAGGGACCCCCTCAAGAGGGCGGACCACAGGAAGGGGGTCCACCACAGGACTTTTCCGGGTCCTATGGTGTGATGTCGGACAATGAGATCCTGGATATGGTCCCGAACTCCGGCGTCGATCCGTCTGCGGTGCACAAGCTGTCCCAGCAGCTAAAAAATGAGTCCCCCATGCGGAGGGCCATGATTCTCCAGTCCGTCTCGCAGAAGAACCCAGAGATGCACGAGGCCTTGAGTCGCCTGTCCAATCCTCTTTATGACTCCATCAACCGGCCCATGCCTGAGCAGCTTCCTCCGCGCAGGGACGGGATGATGTAGGCAGCCGAGGTCCCCGGAACCCTAGCCGCCCCACCAGTAGCGTCAGCCTATGAACGGTATCCTGAAGGGAATCTTACCCTTTGGGTCCACCGTCCTGTCAATGATTGTGAATAGCCGCCAGCCAGTGGACAGGCCGGCAAGAAGTGCGTAGAGCATGGCGCCCTCCCCCCTGTAGGGTGGGAAAGCACACCGAGGTCAGCTAGTCCCAGTCGTCCCAGTCGAAGAAATCTGGGAAGATTTTCTCCACACTGACCTCCGCGGGGACCATCAGTCCCCTTCCTCGATTGCGTCTATCAGCAGGATTCCCTCCAATGCTGACGTTGCTGCCCGGTACAGATACCAGGCACGCTCCCGCCGTTTATACCAATCTGGAGCCGGGAGCAGTACGACCCAGTTGGTGTCTCCTACGGTGTAGGCCGTCATGACCCGCCGATCTGATCCAGGAGGATAGTTCCATGAGAATGGGGACCCCTTGATGTCCTCCAGCCTCATGTCAGCAACCCGGCCTGGAACGTCCTTAGCAAAGTCGTAGACGTGCTCACACCCTGCCAGAGCCTCAGCGGTATTCGTGGGGTTTCCCCTACGGAACCACTGCGTCTGGGTGTGCTCCGTCTTGCACGCCTCAAGTATGATCCCGAAGGTCTCATTTGGGCCGTGCTGTGCAGCCAGCGCCGCTGTCGTCATGAAGACGCTGAAGTCGTCTTTTACCCACCGAGGCTTGGTTGCCCAGTCCCCGACGTGCTCCAGATCCGCCCACATAGGAAGAACGACAGTGACTCTGTTGGCGTCCGGTGGAAGAGACTCGACCACTCGAAGTGTCCCACCGACGGGAAGCCGGTGGTTCGGGTAAAAGCTGAGTTCCCGTAGCCGAACGACGATGTCGAGGGGGAGGCACACCTCGTTGTCTACCTCCATGAGAACCTGCGTAACCCGGTTGGGTCTCGGGGACCGGAGTGGGTCCCCGACGAGGTGCAGGCGAGTGCGTGTGGTCCCCATGTCGAGGACACTGTTTGACAGCGCATCTGCGCCTATTAGGGTCAGGTCTCCGTCCGGGGCGGAGACCATCTCCCAGGCCAGTGCATAGGGCACAATGTTGTCCTCATCCAGACGAGCAAGCACTTTCTGCCCAAAGGGCGAGTTCTCGTAGTCCCGACGGGCCCACCCGTAGGAGTCGAACATCTGCCTTCGGTAGAAGTGCTCAACGACCTTTATGGCCGCAACGTCGTGGATGGGGATGACTCCAGATGGGAGCCGCGCGTTAAGGAACTCCTTATGGCTCAGGTTACCACCTGGGCCAACCACGAGTCCGCCGATGTACTCCGCATGGAACTGCTCCGGGCGGCACCGGCGGACAACCACTATTTCTGTCATTGACACACCTCCCATAGTTCTTATAGCGCATTTGAGCGGAAACTGAGAGGATTGCTTCCGCTCCAGATTGGTTTGGTGTATCCTACCGTCGAGCGAGGAGAGGGGCAATATGGCGACGCAACTCCCCCGGGACTATGCCGAGAACTTGAACAGTGCAATCCGGGCTCTAAAGGACCAATTTCCCGTCACCTATGGTAAGCGGGAGCTACGCCTTGAAAAGCTCGAGCCTGAAGGATTCAAGGACCCGGGAGACATCAAGGGGCAGAAGGAAGCCCGTGTGGTGGGCAAGAAGTGGGGCGTAGGGATCAAGGGTACCATCGCCCTCTACAATGACGGGAAGCTAGTGGACCGCCAGTCGGTGCGTCTTCTAAACGTCCCCGTGCCCACGCGCCGGTGGAGCTACATCAGCAACAACAGTGAGTACTACCCGGTCACACAGAACCGACTGAAGCCAGGTGTGTACGTCCACACGCGCAAGACCGGAGAGCCTATAGCATTCTTCAACCTGTCCCGTGGGAGAAACTTCGACATCACCTACTCTCCGGAGAAGCAGGTCTTCACCATGTCATCTGGGACGACGAACGTCCCGCTCTACCACGTGATGCGGGCAGTTGGAGTCCCTGACAAGGAGATGGCAGCTGCGTGGGGGGCAGACGTTCACGCCAAGAACGCTGTTACGAAGCCTGGGCTGACCAGGCTCCTGACGTCACTCAATGTGGAGTCGTCAGAGGTGTCTGCGCCAGGGCTCGTACGTGAGGTGTTCCAGGGCATGGAGATGGGTGCCCCAGAGGTACCGGAGAGGACCATTGGCATCAAGACCGACAAGGTCTCTGGAGAAGTACTGCTGCGGTCAACCAGGAAGCTCCGGAACGTCATTCGTGGGACGGAGAAGCCCGACCGAAGGGACTCTCTTGAGTTTCGCTGGTTCCTGGACATGCCGTCGTTCGTTGAGGAGCGTGTGCGCCGCTCGGACGTGAAGAACAAGCTCCGGTACCGGATGATGCACCACGATGACGTTCGGAGGATCCTCGGAGGCTCCTCTCCCTACGACAAGGCTGTGTGGGACATCTTCGGATCCGCCGGTCTGTCTGACAGGTCACCACAGACCAACCCATTTGCAGAGTGGGGCGCTGTGAACCGGGTCAGCATCATGGGCGAGGGGGGCATCTCGAACCCAGAGGCCATCAGTGATGCAGCCAGGGCGGTCTACCCCACGTTTGTTGGAGTCATCGACCCAGTAGTGACACCAGAGAGCGAGAAGGTTGGATCCGTGTATCCAATGGCCATCAGCGGCCGGGTGAAGAACAAGGAGCCCGCCATAAGCATCCGGAGCCTTGCGGATGGGACCAAGTCCACCAAGACCATCCTGGAGCTCTTCGACACCCCGTACACCACTATTGACGAGTATGCCCAGGCAAAGAAGCAGGGCCGGAAGGTCAGGGCAATCCTGAAGGGCAGAATCGAGGAGGTTCCTGCGGCGTCGGTGAAGTACGTGATGCACCCGTCGGACACGTACTCACACATCACCCTCGCCGCGCCGTTCCAGTCAGCCGTCTCCCCGAACCGGCTGGAGATGGTGTACCGACATCTCACGTCTGCTATTGCATTGAAGGACCGGGAGGTACCGCTTGTCCTGGCGATGGGGGACCAGGGCCAGGTCTTGGAGCAGCGTCTTGGCAAGTCTGTTACCCTCAGTGCGCCGGTGACCGGGACAGTTGCCTCCGTCTCGAAGGACCTGATCGTCATCCGCAGCGACGATGGGGGCCGGCACCGTGTCCAGGTGCCCTTCATGTTTCCACTCAATGATGGCCGCTCCGTGGAACACCACGAGGCCATTGTGAAGAAGGGGGACAAGGTCAAGGAGGGCGACAGGATCACGGAGGCCAGCACAACGAGAGACGGGATGGTCGCTCTTGGTATCAATGCCAGGGTTGGGTATGTCCCTGATGGGTACAACTTCGAGGACGGAATCACAATCTCCGAGTCGTTTGCGAAGAAGCTCACCTCCACCGCCATCGTGCAGAAGTACTATGACGAGGAGGCCGACGTAGACGAGAAGCTCTTCTCACGCACCGTGCGGCCACTTACTGACGTGGAGAAAGCGACCTTAGAAAACGGGGTAGTGAAGGTTGGAACCATCGTCGGAGAGGGGCAGATCCTTGTCGCTGGTGTGAACCGGCGCGCCATGTCGAAGGAGGAGCGCCTCCTTGGTAAGAAGATCGGAATGGAGTTCCTCAAGGATGCTTCCATCGTGTGGGACAGGCAAACGCCAGGCGTGGTCCGAGAGGTGGAGAAGACGCCAGGTGGGTACTACATCTCAGTAGAGGTGGAGGAGAAGGCCCAGCTCGGGGACAAGCTCTGCTACGCCGAGGACCATGAGTTCCTTACAGACAAGGGCTGGGTAACTGCCCCGGGCCTGACTAAGGAAGACCGGATGGCATCCCTGTCTCCAGAGGGGGAAATCGAGTACATCTGCCCAGAGGAGGTCCTGGTCTACGACCATGACGGGGACATGCACTCTTTAGAGACAACCCAGGTTAGTTTTCTTGTGACCCCTGACCACAATCACTACGCCAAGCCGAGGGGAGATGCTGAGTACTCCCGAGTCAAGGCCAGGGAACTCTTCGGCAAGCGGTACAAGCTCTGCATGAACGGGACATGGCTGGGAAAAGATGTAGAGAACTACGTGATTCCCGGGTCTACAGTGAGTGCTGGGCAGTATGGTAGAGGTCAAAGAAAGCTCCCAGACGTGGTACTGCCTATCGAGGACTACTTGGCCCTGCTGGGGATGTATCTCTCCGATGGGAACCTTCTCCACATCCCGAAGTCTGGGAGCTACGGAATCGAGATTTGCAAGAAGAAGGAGCCCAACAGGAGCAAGATCATCCAAAGGATTGAGGCAATGTGCCCAGTGGATGGAAAGCCGCTCCACATCGTCTACTTAGCCGACAAGATCAGGATACACTCGAAGGCTCTCTACAACCACTTTAAGAAGTTTGGGAAGGCACCAGACAAGTACATCCCTGAGTGGGTTCTTCGGCTTTCGTCACGTAGGCTGCTGGTGCTGTACGAGTGGCTCATCAATGGAGATGGTTCCTCTACGACGTCGGACCAGTACTACACGTCCTCGGAGCTTTTGGCTGATGATGTACAGCGGTGCGTTTTCCATATTGGGTGGGCCGCCAGAGTTGTAAGGAAGCCTCCCTCCGATGGACCCATCAAGGGGAACTACGACAGGTTCATTGTCTCCATCTACAAGCACAAGCTCCAACCAGAGATCAACCACTCTGGAGTGAAGAAGCAGCAGGGGCAGGTGGAGGAGTGGTCCCACTATGATGGGAAGGTGTACTGCCCGAGATTACCGAAGAATCATGTATTGTACACTAGACGTAATGGCAAATGCTGTTGGTCCGGAAACTCCGGACGGCATGGTAACAAGGGCGTAGTTGCGAAAATCAAGTCTGATGTTGATATGCCTCACACCAAGGATGGTCGTCCACTGGAGGTCCTGCTGAATCCCCTCTGCTACGATGGAGAGACGGAAGTACTTACTC